ATGCGAATTTACCCACGTTGGATTGCTTACAAGAACCTAGTTGCATTATTTAGCACTCCTAAGAGCCTTGTTGAAGGCTTCTACAAAGTTTTTATCAAACTTAGCTTGTGAGAACTTTTGTGCAATAACATAAAATGGAAATTTAATTTTATATGTAGCAGAATTTTTAAAAGCAACAATAAGTTTTAGTGTCCTGTCTTTATGTGTTTCATAAACGCCAGTCATTCCCTTTATTGTCATAATCTTTTGGTTTTTCTTCTTTACTACACCACCTTTTTTATTTGGTATGTTGCCAAATTTATTTAGTTTTGCATTGCTAGTAGGTATAGCAAACTTTTTACCACTAGCTCTTACACCGCCTTCTATTTGGTAATGTAGGTAATCAGCTACTTCTTTTCTAGCAAACAATGCGCCAAACAATTTAGATTTCTTTGCCTTTTCAATAAAGAATCCTCTTTGTGTAAATGGAGTTGGGTTATCTAATTTTTTAACAGTTTGCTTTGCCATTTCTTTTTTTAGTTGAAACAAGGTTGTATTGATTGCGTTAGATGTTGCAAACGGTATCTGCTTTTTTTGAACAGATGTAGTCCACTTAGTTACTTCTTTTATGTTGTCTTTTACATTAACTTTCATAATATTTTTTCCAATTTGATTTAGCGTTAAACTTTAATCCTACCTCTGCTGCTACACGCCTAATATGAGTAGGTGAACATCCAAATTGCATAGCTGTTTCTCTACTGCTTTGCCCATTCTTAATCTTGTTTTTTAATTTAGATAAATCTATTTTATGTTTCATAGTTATAAATTTTTATAATGTTCAATCAACTTATTAATATACCAAACGCATTTCTCTAAGTCTTGTATGTTTGCACCTTTATCCTTATGCCTATGCAAGTACTTAATTGCAGATGCTTCCAGGTATGATGCAAAAGCTGCATTGCCTATTTGTTGTTTTATGTAATCAATACACTCTAAGTTTCCTTTGTTGTAGTGTGGTGGTTTGTTTACCATATCTATACTAGCCATTATTTTTTCTCCTCTTTGTTAGTTCTCTTTTACATTTCATTCTTAATTTAGGACTGGCATTTTTGTCATTAGCAATTCGTTCTAATTCACTTTGTTTCGTTGCATGTAAGTAAAAATGCTCAGTAGTAGTCTTACCTGTTTGTCTGTTATACGTCTTTACGCTTTTCTTTAATTTTGTTGGCATTTTTTTTATCCTTTGTTTTTTCACCCCATATAAGTTCCCAAGCATCCCTATACTTGTTTGTGTTTTCTTTACGTCTTTTAGAGCCTTTACCCATACGTCACCTTTTCAAAAGTTATGTCTATATTATTTTTCTTAAATGTTTCTTTTGCTTCTAAATAATCAGGATGTATAAATCTAAACAACTCTTGCATACTAAATAAAACAGTATCTTTATCGTTTTTGTATTTATCTTTTAAGTATGATAATTGTAAATCTGAATCACAAATAATAGCTACTTTATTTGCACCATAACTGTAACATCTATGATTTTTATCCAAAGTGTCATACCCATTTTCTTTTGCTTTATTTATTAATGCGTCCCATGCTCTATACATCATTTCAACCATTTGTATTTTCTTTTTTGTTTTATCCTTTAATAATGATTCTTTTAATATCATTTCTGCTTTGCTGAATTTAATCTCTAATTGCACATCAACACATTTGAATAATCTTTTCTTACCGCCCCAAAGAATATTCATCTGAGTTTCATAATCTCTATATTCCTTTAATTTGGTTTTTAGTGTTTCTTCTAAATAATTCATAACATTTAGAGTTAGTAGTTAGATATACTAGGTATATATCTAACCTAACTAACTCATAATCCTTGTTTTTTGCATAAAAACTAACTCAAAACTAACTCAAAACTAACTCAACCTAACTCTAATTATTCAAATTTAGGCATTAATTTATTAAATTCTGCTGATTGATAACCAGCACCCTCTTCATGTATCACATAGCCTGTTTCTACTAATTTTGGTAAATGAGTAGTTTTAATGCTATTTAATGACATTACGTTTCCATCTTTATCGCTTACTTTTCCTTCCAAATCAGAAGGCATAAGCCAAATATCTTGTGGATTTTCTTTATTTTGTAATATTGCTTCTCTCTCTACAGCGTCTAATACAAGTTGTCTCTTATAAGGTAATTGGTCTTTTTTAGTAAAATCTACATCTGTTATTTCTAAATAACCGCTTGTAAGCTCTAATCCTTCACCTATTATTTCCACCTCTTTAAACTTAAACTTCTTCTCTTCCATGCCCTGACCATCTTTATTTAGCGTTTGCTCAAATTTCACATACATTTCATCGTTTTTATCTGTTCTATCTACCATAAACTCATAATCTAGCGATGCACCTATAACACTTGAACCTCTACCTCTGCCTGAATTGTTGTGACCTGAATGATGTATTAAACATACACAACATCCATAATCGCTTATAAGACCATCTAATTGATTAATAAAGTTACCTACATCTTCAGCACTATTCTCATTACCTACAAAGTTACGTTGAAACGTATCTATGACAATCATGCCAATCTGACCTTCCACCTCTTCTACAGCTTTTATTTCTTCCTCTAACTTAGCAAAATCATCTTTATCATTAATTCTTATAGCTCTGTCCGATAAATATAACGGTACTTTATTAAGGTCAAATACACTTTGTTGCCAGGCGGATAATCTACGCTTAACTCCTCTTTGACCTTCACCACATACATACAATACTGGTTTAGCATATGCCTTATTTCCATAAAACTCTTTACCTGCTGCAATAGCACAACTCATAGCTATACCTATAAATGACTTACCTGATTTTGGACTACCAAAAATACACATAAGGCTTTCTTCCTCACATACGTCCTTTATAAGCCATTTAGGGTTTGTAACTTGCTGTAATACCTCGTCTGCTCTTGTAAAAGTTACTGAACCTTTTGATTTAGGTAACACAAACTGCTCTATATACTGCTCTAACGCCTTAGAATCCTCAAAATAATTACTTTCTTTAGCGTCCCATAAATCATCTTTATCGTTAAAATCTCTTGGTGGATAAACAACCTTAATGCTAGTGCATTTGCCTTTTAGTAGTTTCTCTAAATCATGCCCAAACTTCTTACCAGCTTCATCGTTATCACACCAAATTATTAAATCTCTATTGTGTAATTTTGACCAATCTTGTTTCTCTATTGCGTTTACTCCACCATGAAAACATGCTGAGTCATAAGCATAAATATCCTTACAACCCAACATTGCTTTTTCCCCTTCATTTAATATTACTGGCTTATCTAAATGTTCTTCATTGCAAAATATAGGCAATAATCCTGTTGGTCTCGCCATAAACCATTCATTGCCCACTCTGTTAAAAGGTGCATATTTTTGTTTTATAGGATGCCCTTCAGGAAATCGCATAACAACAAAAGTATTGCTGTATTTAACTGCAACAATAGATTGCTTATATAGGTTTCTAACCTGTTCTGTAGAGAATGACCTCACATTGCTTTGTGCAACAACTAGGGGTTTGTTGCCATTCAGTAGGGAGTTATTACTGTTATTGGTCTGCAACGTGAGGTCGAAGCCATATTGTTTTAGTGTTTCAGCTACATTCTTGCCATGTTTTTCTAATAGCCACTTAACACCGCCACCTTCACCATCTTCAAAATCGTAAAATTGTGCGGTTTCTAAGTTAAATGTTAGTGAACCTTTATTACCCCATCGCCATTCATTAGACTTTTGGATATTTGGCTTACCTAATATTTGTATAGCTACTTCAGGTGCTATTTTTTGCCAGTCATTTTCGTGCATGCTTTAGAAAGGAATATCATCTTCTGTTAATTCATTTCTTTGTATTTGCTGATTGACTAAATCGCCTAACCCATCATTACCAGGAACAGTTGTAACCTCACCATTAGCAATTAAAGGTTCTTCGCTATCCCAAGCTGGTATAACAAAACTATCTTTTCTTGGTCTGCATCCCATAAACTCAAATTGAGCTATAGATGTATTACCCATACCAACCTTAGTATCTTCACTACCTGTATATTTATATGTTGGTAATTTAGTTTTATCTTTTTGCCACTCTGACCAACCTAATCTAAGAAGTATTTTTAAAGACTCAAATTCACCAAAAGTAAACCTATTCCATAACAAAGGACTATCATAACCATCAACCATAACCCATAAATAAAAAGCTCTCTTATGGTCGTCTGTAGGTTTAGGTGTCTTAGCACCTACTACGTTGTCCCATGTATAGTTATATGAGCCGTCATAGTAACCCCAACCTGTTTTTAAAGTATTAAAGTCAACTTGCATAGCGGTAAATTTACAAGGTGTTTCACCAAGCCAAAATCCCTTATGCCCGTCCACCTCTTTTACCTTATGTGATAAATAACTATTATTACCACTTTCTAATATTTCCATTTTTACTCTCCTTTTTAATGTATAGTTTTGTCTATACTGTTTATATAATCTTCGTACAAGATGTCGTAATTTCTCTCTACAAAGTCCTCAAATTTTTCATCGTTTACTATCCCTAAAATGTCACAAGCTGTTTGTATGCGGTCAAACCTACTCCTACAGTACTTGTTAAAATCTTCGTCATATTGGATGTACATTGCCTTTCGCCATAACGCTATTAAAATCCTTGCATAGCTCCTCTAACGGTGTCATATAAACCATGTCATTATCTTTTGGAGCATTTTGCGTAACTAACCACATTGGCACTACGCACATAATCTTTTTTCTGTCGTACTTATAAATAAGTATTGGTATAAATTTATCACTAGCACTTTCAGTAACTTGTTGCCACCAGGCATTTCTATAACAACCAGTATTAGATTTACCGTATCTTTTACATTCAATGGCAAAATCTCCTAAATAAATATCTGCTAAACCTTTAACGTAAGTTTGGTCTAAGTTGCGTTTTACTCTTGCTGAATAATTACCAGCTTCTAAATATGAATTTATTTTTTTGACCATTAGCCTTTCAAATGCTGCTCCCTTAGTTCTGCTGTTTATTGGCATTAATCTTTATATAAGTAATAAATTGATATACCCATAAACAAAGCTATGAAACCAAAAATAGAAAAAATTGTTTCTAATACTTCAATCATTTGGAAAATAAGTTATCTCCTCTCTTCCGCTTTCATATCGCACTAATCTGTAATGCTCACCTGCTCCTCTTTGGAAGTAATGCAACACTATGTTTTTATCTTTTTTTTCTTCTGCAAGCCTTTTCCTTTGCTCTTCTACAGTTTTAAAAAATTCAGTCATTTTTGTTCTCCTGCTTATGAGTGCATATACCTAGTTTTATTAAGTATTGCGTTGCTTCTTTAATGTTTTGATTGCGATTAATAGCAAAAAGTCTTATCTCTTTATGCAAGTCTGCATCTATCCATAAAGCCTTCTTATCTGTATTTTTTTCTATATTCATACTTTTATACTCTCCATTTTTATTTTACCTACTTTTATAACTATTACAATTACAAGTTTGATATTTATAATCTATAATCAAAATAGAAGGGCATTGCAAAACTCTCCATATAATTACATACTCTCTATTTGCGTTTGCCCTTCTTTTAATGCTTTATTTTCCAACTCAATTAATCTTGCTTTATGGTTGTATACGTTATCTCTTTTTTGTTTAACAACCGCTTCAGCTTCTTTCAACTCCTTTTCAGCAACCTCAATCCTTGTATGCTGTTCTATAATTTCACATGCAAAACTAAAAGGATTAGTCATTTCTAATCCTGGTAATTTTAGGTGTTTTTAATCTTATGCTTCTAGCTTCTTTAGCTGGTACTACCCTTTCTTTTGTTGCTTTATAGTTCCTGGTACCCCAATCAACCTTGTAGTCCTCTGACCTACCTTTAGAATGATTGCCCATAGCAACCATAATGTTAGTCATTAATAAATCAGCAGTTTCTTCAGCCTGTTTAGCTACGCCTTTAAGGGTCAAATATTGGTCTATATCCTCTACAGTACCTTCATCTAATATAAACACATTCTCTTCATCTTCTGCTTTATCAAATATCAAATAAGCATCTTCAGTACATTCAGGGATGTAATAATCCTCTTCTTCTACTCTTCTATCAAAATCCAATACCACCTCTTTTAGCTTGTTAGCAAAGTCTGCTTGTCTCTGATAAACATAAGTCCTTAAATCAGTTCCTTGCCATAACACAATCAGAACACCGTACTCAGCATCTAATATCTCCATGCTACTCATAAGTTGTAATACACCTAACCACTCAGGCGGTTCATCTTTAGGAAATTCAGCAGTACATTTAACTTCAATAGGAATTTGTCCATTTAAAGTTAGTTTAGTTGCATGTGGTAAATAAATTCCTCTTTCTATGTCCTCTTCTATAGTTAAATTATCAGCTTCAGCTAAACCATCTAAGGATGCTTCTAAAGGCAATAAAGGATGTTCTATTTTGTAATCTATTTCAGGATTGACATTAATTAATCCCAACCTATCTGCAACTTCTACAATTAAGGGTTGCTCTAATAAGTCCCCTGTTCTTTGTCTATTAGTTTGTTTGTAATCATCTACATATACGCCATTCTTTTCATCTATTGCCCTTTTTAAGCATTGCTGTTTGTTAAAGTATTTTGGAAAACCCATTAATGCACAAATAATAGAACTCGTTGCTTTAAACCATGTTAATTTACCAACCATTTTAATTTCTCCTTTTATTAATAAGATTATTTATTTCATCTATTGATTCTCTTACGAGAATTGGAGTTGATAAATTACATACTTCTACACATACGCCCTGCTCGTCTTTATAAAACGATTTGATTTGATTAACAGATATGTCTAAACTATTAGGTGAACCTACTTTGTTAAGTCTAACAGTTCTTATAGGTTTAACTAATTTATGTAATGAATCAGATAAATAGGTTGATTTGACGTTATATATATTATGCGAACCTATATGGTTCATAAAATTAAACTCTAATTGTTTTGTTTGATTCTTATGCGGTTTTGCATAAGTACCCTCTTTACAACTATTAGGTTTTTTATTTATAACTTTCATACTCTATCATGCCCACTTATCTAGCGTTTTTATAATGCACACTATTATATTTATCACCATCTTGCTTATTAGCTATAGTTTTTAATTCATTATGAATAGTCCATATAGCCATTTGTGCAATAAATAATTTATTCATTTCAGAGTTTGGTGATTTATATATTTTTGCAAAGTCTTGTCCCAACTTGGTAAAAAGTTCAGCAGCATTTTTAATGTGCCTGGACTTTTCCATTGGTACTGTAATTCTTTTAGACCTTGTTTGATATGTCATTATTAACTCTCCACCTCTTACTTTATTAAATTATTTTTGTATTGCAATAGGGTTTTTAAAATATGTGTATAAAATACCCTCAATTATTTACCCTAATTTTTTGCGGGTATTGGTTTCTAAAAACTCCATTTTCCCATCTGACATTTGTTTAGCTATTAAATCATAATGTTCTTTTTCATATTTATTAAAATAACTTGGTATACCTGTTGTTTTATATGCAGCATAAAAACCCTTTGACCAACTACCAAAAAATGTTTTTAAAACTGGTGAAGTCTCTAATAATGTTTTTAACATTCTTGATGATTGTATTTCATACATTCTAATTAACACTTTTGTTGGTTTTAATATATATACCCTAGCATCGTTAGCTAATCTTATTTTTTGTATTAGACCTGCTTTAATTAAAAATTTAATTTTTTTTCTAATTGTATTATCAGTCTCATTTAGTAGCTCTGATAATTCTGATATTGTTACTTGCCTATCATTTAGATATTCAACATAAACGTACTTATTTATAAATTCTGTTACACCATCTTGCTTAACATTTGCATTTTTGTAGAAATTTAATATTTCTTTTTGAAATTGCACATGTACTGTATGTCCCTGTTTTACAAAATCTGCATAATCTATTTTCATATTTATATCCCTAGCTTCTTAGCCTTTTTTAAAATATTAGAAACACCTATTGGTGTCCACGTTTCCTTTCCAGTTCTAGTCAAAACCTTTTGTGCCATTAAAGCATCTGCTATTTGTTGTAGCGTAGCTTTTTCATGTATTCTGCTTTGAATTAATCTTATTCTTGGAATAATTTGCCTAACGTAATCATCTGCAAGTTCCCTTCTAGCTTTAGCTGCTAATAGTGTTGCGGTATTTAAATTCTTTTTATTACCAGGTTGCCAACCGCTTTTCATTTTTTTAGCAATACTTTTCTTTATGTCTTTGCCTATATCTTTGCTACGGTCAAATGCTTGTAACATCATTTGTAACGTACCGTACTTATAACAAGCAACCACCCTATTCACCTCTCTTATAGCTGTAACAGTACTTTTACTACCATCTATCCTATTAAATATTTCACAAGCTGTAAGGTTTCTAGCTAAATGCGATATATTTGGTACTAACAATTGCGCTCCTCTTTCATTGCATGATGCTACTGCTTTTTCTAATTCAGGTTTATAATTCCTTCTCACGCTTGTTTCTATATATTCGTCTATCACTTTTGCCCTAGTATCAATTGCTTTTTCTATAAGCAGTCTTGCTCTGTTGGTCTCTTTTTTTGATTTAATGTATGTAATATATTTACCTCTAGGAATAATCCTTGCTTTTAATATATCTTGGTTCATTTGGTCTCTCCTCACTCCGTCTGCATAGAGTGTTTATAATTATCATTCATACAATATATATAAAAATATATATAAATACAAATATCATACTTTTATACTTATAATTATCTTACGGTCTTTTTGTTGTAAATTAATCTAGTATCAAAGTTAGGTTTTACCCACATATTCCTTCTTTTTCTAAATGCCATCCATAATATTAATGAATTATATGCATGCCTTAAAAGTATGAAGGTTATAAAACCTAGTATAAAAAATAATAAATTAGTCATTATGCACTCTCCTTTTGCTTATCTGCTGTAATGAATTTTTTTACTCTATCTAAATCTAATCTATAGTTTTCATTGAAAGTTCTTGTCTTATCTAAGTTATATTTTCTACCATAAATGTTACAAGACTTTGTAATTCTATCTACTATAAATAAAGCTGTTCCTGTTTTATGAACATATTTACCAGTATTACGTTCTAAAACGCTAGTACCACCATGCTCTATATGTAGTTCATCCCCTACATTAACAATTACATAATCATCTATAGATTTAGAACCATTTTTAAAATGACCTATCCAACCATAATGTGTATTCATGTTTACTTCTCCTTTTATAAATAACATACATCTAATTATATACTTATATATATAAATATATCAACACATATTTGATATTTATAAATTAAAGTTTATTTATGACTGGAACTGAGCTTAATTGATTTAGAGTTTCTTGGAGTGTATCTATCTCTAAAGTTGGATTTATATGCTTATTGTTGAAAGTGTAATAACTCTGCGAAGTGTTATTTGGTTGGAACTTGATGCGTTTTGCTGAGTCACTAATAAATACAAAAGCAAAAATATCACAATGATATTGCTTATATACTTCAGACATATTTCGTGAGTTTTCAGTTGCGAAAACATATTTTCCTTCTTTTGTTTCTCTTCTTGTTTTTACTTGTACAGTAAATTTAGCTGAACCTAGTTCAACCAATAAATCTGCTGGATGTTTTTCTTGCGTTGGGTAACACCAATCACAATACTCTAATAAAAATGTTTGTACTAAGGACTCGCCTAATGCACCAAGCCTAGAATTACTTTGATGCTGTTCGCTGGTTTTCTTTGTCATTGTTATGGCATAAAGCTAATTGCCTAGAATTGTATAATGCCCTATTTGGAGTTTGCACTTCTGCATACCTACTTCTTAACAACTCTTCAGATGCTTCTAACCATTTGCCTAGTTCCATAAGTTTTCTTGTTTTTCTAAAACCCATAAAACCAGTAATACCCATTTGAAAAGTCATATCTATGCAAACTAATCTAACCCTTTCAGGGAATGTTCTCCATACACCCCAATTAGCAGTAAGTTCTTCTTGTACTTTCTTTATATCGTTATATAACAAATAGTGTGCTTCTGCTTCGCTTATTCCATTTGCATCAAGGTTTCTACCAATTCCTAAAGTAAGAAACCCCTCACTACAATTATAAGGAAAAGTGCGTAAGCCTTCATGCCTTCTTAGCATTTCTACCACCTTGTCATGGAATATCTGCTCTAAGCCTTCCATGTTCATTTTCTTAATTTAAGTATATGATTTTTAATCATTTTTTTTTGTAGCTTCTATTTCTGTTTTAAGAATTAATACTTCTTTTTCTAATCCTATAACTTGTTTTTCTAATGTTCTTATATCAGGAAAAATATAATTATTTTGATTACCTCTTAAATTTTTTAATTCTTGTTTATTTTTTTCTATTTTTTCTGCAATACTTGCATAACCCCAAACAGCTATCGATATTACAGTTATGATTTGTATAAGATAGCTTAGTGAAATATGTAAAATAGATTTATCGTCAATTTTAGCTAAATCACTCATTTTCCAACGCCTTTTACCCGTTCAAATGACCTTAACCCACCTAAACCTAGCATACCCATAAGCACGGGTAACATAACTGAGGTATCTGCTTGTGGTATATCAATACCAAAAGGTGTAGCTAATGGACTAATTAAAAAATTTACTGCAAAACCAGCAACACATATCCAGGCTGTAGCTGGTCGCCAAGATGATTGAAACCAATTACCTTTAGCTTCTTCCTTATTTACTTCTATTTGTGCTTTGGCAATTTCGTGAATATGCTTTTCCGACATGGTAGCTATTTCATGTGCTATCTTCTGCTTAATATCAGCATCGGGAATAAACTTATCCAGTATTTTAGATACTGGTTGTATTAGTTTTTCCAACATATTAGTTTATATAAAAAAATCTCTAATAAGAATTAATAGCATAGAAATAACTATTGTCGTAAGACCGCCTTTTATCCAATTATTTAAACCAGCTATATCGTTATCTAGTTTTTCAAAATGTTTAAAAGCTGTAGTCCACCTCTCAGAGCATTGGATTTCATGGTTTTTTAAATCATGCGCTACATCGTGTGCGGTCTTTCTAGGCATTATTCTTCCTCTACTTCTACCTCTTCAGTCTCTTCCATTGGTTCAATTTCATCTTCTTCAATCATTTTTCTCAATTGTTCCTTTTGGTATTCAACTGCTGAAGCATCTTTAACAGCAACATAATTTGACCTTTTTGCATCGTTTTCCATTTCTTTGATGGTTACAAATGTTGATAGCACTCGTTGCGAACAATCTTTAGTAGCATATCTTTTATCAAATAATGTTAATTCTGTTATTGCATTATTATCGTTGTTATTTTCCATATAAATTCCTCTCTAAGGTTTAATAGTTATAAAATTAAATTATATATTAATTCTCAAATATATTGCTAAATATGAGTAATTTTTTTTATTAATTAACTATTATCAGTAATGTATTTTTTGCCTGTAGCAATAGCTGCAACATGATTAGTTTTTTTACTATCTGCTGCACCTTTTACGTCAGGTGTATCATCATCACTATCAATAGGTGCATATTCTAAAATAATTTCTAAATGGTCAACATTTCTTTGTACCATTTCATTTATTTCAGCTTGTGTCATATTTTCAACGTTCCAACTTCCAGCTTTTACGCCATCAATTAGGTTTACGCTATCTGTGCCTGCTGTCAGGACTTCTGTTACTGTTGCCATATTATTCTCCTTTTAAAGTTTTTATTTCGGCTTTTAGTTCATCTACTTGCGTAGATAGTTCTTGTACTGCTTTGACCATAACAGACATTAAAGCAGTAGGTGCAACTCTTTGTCTGCCATCTGCTTCATCTTCTGACCACATATCAAAGCCATCTTTTAAATTATGATTATCAATCACTTCTTTAACTTCTTGTGCTATAAAACCATGATTATATTTACCATTCATAGTTCTTTCTTCAGAACCTTCTTTATAAGCGTTCATATCTGTAGGTATATCTTTTTCTTTTTTCCATTGGAAAGTAACAGGTCTTAAATCGTTTATAAAATCTAATCCTACTTCTTCATCTTGTATATCTTCTTTTAATCTAATATCAGAGGGTGCTGTTATTGATGTAGCACCAAAAGCTATATTTGAATCTGTAGAGCCTACACCGAAAGTAAAATTAGAATTTCCAACACCTGTTACTGTGTCACCCATAACAATTTGATTACTACCACCAACAGCAGATAATTCACATGCGAATCCTACAACCACATTATTACTACCTGTAGTACCATCGCCATTAGCACCACTTCCAATAGCAACATTACGATTTCCTGTAGTAACATTACCATTAGAATTAAAACCAACAGATACATTGTCAACACCTGTGGTACAAGCTACTAATGCAGTTCTACCTACTGCTGTATTTTGGTTACCAGTAGTAACATTTTTAGCAGCTTCACGACCTACAGCAGTATTGTGACTACCTGTAGTTAAATCTTCTAATGCAAGTAACCCAAGACCTGTATTTTGTGTACCTGTTGTACAAAGCAATAAAGCATCTTTACCTAGTGCAGTATTTTGGTCACCAGTAGTGTTGGAATACAAAGCATTTAAACCAACTGCTGTGTTGTTATTTGCTGTGGTATTATTTTCTAAAGCACCACTTCCTAATGCTGTAAGATTTGTACCTGTAGAATTATCAGACAAAGAATTAAAACCAACTGCTGTGTTGTTATCTGCTGTTGTAGCAGAAAATAGTGCATTTTTACCAACGGCTGTATTTTTATCGCCTGTTGTGTTTGTTTTTAAAGTGTTATTGCCTAAACCTACATTGTCAAAGCCTGTCGTGGTTGCTGCTAAAGACGCATAACCAACTGCTGTGTTATTAGATGCTGTAGTATTTGCGTGTAAAGAAAGATTACCTATTGCAGTATTAAGACCACCTGTAGTATTTACATCTAATGCATTTACACCTATTGCAATATTTTCAGCACCTGTTGTGTTAGCTAATAAATTACTAGACCCAAGTGATGTGTTAAAAGAACCTGTGGTGGTTGCTAAAAGTGCTGTATAACCAACTGCTGTGTTATGTGAAGCTGTGGTATTTGCTGATAAAGATAGTCTACCTATTGCTACATTACTATCACCAGTTGTATTAGCATCTAAAGCATTACCACCTACAGCAACATTAAATTGACCAGTTGTATTGACACCCATAGCAAAAACACCAACTGCTGTATTGTTTCCAGCCGTAGTATTAGCTTCTAATGCTCTCATGCCTACTGCTGTGTTTGAACCACCAGTCGTATTAGCTTGTAATGCTTCTACACCAATAGCTACATTTTCAATTCCTGTTGTTGTTGAACCAAGAGATAAATAACCCATAGCTACATTATCATCACCTGTTGTTATATCTTGTGAAGATAACGAACCTACTGCTGTATTTCTTTGACCTGTAGTATTTGCTACTAAACAATCTCTACCAACTGCTGTGTTATTAGAAGCTGTAGTGTTTGCTCTTAAAGCATTTCTACCTACACCAGTATTTGAAGCACCAGTAGTATTAGTATCTAAAGAATGAGAACCAAGAGCAGTATTATCTGATGCTGTAGTGTTACTAGCTAAAGAATTTTGACCTAAACCTACATTAGCAAGACCAGTAGTGTTAGCACCTAATGAATTATAGCCTACTGCTGTGTTTGAATCACCTGTTGTAATAGCATCACCAGCTTCACCACCAATAAGAGTGTTTTGAACACCTGTAGTAATTGATTCACCAGAAGCATAACCTATTGCTACATTGTAAGAATTTGTTGCAGAGCCATAGTTTTGTGTCAATAAAGCGTTTCTACCTATAGCAACATTTCTAGCTCCTAATATGTTAGTAGATAAAGTATTATAACCTATTGCGGTGTTGTAACTAGCTGTTGTATTTGCAGTTAAAGCATTATTACCAATCGCTACATTTTGAATACCAGTAGTATTACTGTCTAATGTTGTATACCCCATACCAGTATTGTGATTACCAGTTGTTATAGAAGCCATAACTCCTGTACCAACACCTGTATTGAAACTAGCAGTAGTCAATGCTCCTAGTGCATTTATACCCATACCTACGTTATAGCTACCTGTAGTACAAGCATCAAGTGCACTTGAACCAACAGCAGTATTTTCTACACCTGTTGTTGTAAATTTTAAAGTTTCAAAACCTACAGCGGTGTTATGCGTATCTGTTGCACTTGAAGGGTTCATTGTAAATAAAGCAGCATAGCCTACAGCAGTATTTCTAGAACCATCTACATTGTTACCCATAGCTTCATTACCAATAGCTGTGTTGTAACTAGCTGTTGTATTAGCATCTAAAGCTACAGAACCTACAGCTGTGTTACCAGTACCTGTAGTATTTGCTAATAAAGATTGAAACCCAACAGCAGTATTGTTTGAGGCTGTAGTATTAGCATCAAGTGCTTGTGTTCCTATAGCAACATTACTTGCACCAGTTGTATTAGCTTCTAAAGAATTTACACCAACTGAGGTATTAGAACCACCAGTAGTAGTATTTGCTTGTGAACCATAGCCTACTGCTGTATTACTAGCACCAGTTGTATTGTCTGTTAAAGCATTACGACCTACAGCAGTATTATAACTAGCTGTTGTGTTAGCATCTAATGCCCCAGCACCAACTGCTGTGTTATCTCCACCAGTTGTGTTTGACCCTAATGCTGCTTGACCAATGCCTGTATTAGAACTACCTGTAGTATTTGCATCTAAAGAAGCCTGACCTGTAGCAGTATTTGAAGCACCTGTAGTGTTTAATCTTAAAGCAAATTTTCCTACTGCGGTATTAAAACTAGCTGTGGTATTTTCTAGGAGTGCATATGCACCAACAGATGTATTATCAGTACCTGTAGTATTATTTCCTAATGCTCCTATACCAAAAGCTGCATTAGTGTTACCCTCTGTGTTATCAGCTAAAGCACCATCTCCACAAGCTGTACTTTGAACACCTGTGGTATTAGAACCTAAAGCATTGTTACCGATTGCAACATGATTAGAACCAGTTGTGTTAGCATCTAAAGCATTAGCACCAACTGCTGTATTTGTATTACCTGTTGTATTAACTTGTAATGTATTTTTACCTATCGCTGTATTGTTATCAGCTGTTGTATTTGCACTTAAAGAATTTACACCAACCGAAGTATTGTTATTACCAGTTGTATTAGCATCTAATGCTTTAGAACCGACTCCAACATTATTAACACCTGTAGTATTTGCTTTTAACGCAGTATGACCAACTGCGGTGTTATTACTTGCAGTTGTGTTAGCTTCTAATGCTTCTGTACCTATTGCGACATTATTACCACCAGTTGTGTTGTCAAATAATGCTTCAAATCCTATAGCGATATTTTGTGAACCAGTTGTATTATCAGTAAGAGCAACAGAACCAATAGCTACGTTTAATGCTCCTGTTGTATTTGCATCTAAAGTGTTATAGCCAAGTGATGAATTATTAGAACCTGTGGTAGTTAATCTCATAGAATCACTACCTACAGCAGTATTGTTGGTTTTAGTTCCTGAAACTTGCATTGATTCATCACCTATAGCAACATTACCACCTGAACTACCATCAATACCTAATCCAGCAGCATATCCAACAGCAGTATTTTGTGTTCCATTTACGTTTGCTCCTAATGCGTGATGTCCTATTCCTGTATTATAACTACCTCCATCATTAGCATCTAAAGCAAACGCACCAACCGCTACATTACTTGTACCAGTACCATTTGTTGTTAATGCATCTTTACCGACTGCGGTGTTGTTGTCTGCTGTGCTATTTAATTCTAAAGCTCCTTGTCCGACTGCTGTGTTTGCAGTTCCAGTAGTGTTAGCACCTAAAGCATCGTAACCTAGTGCAGTATTATTATGTGCGGTTGTGTTAGCATCTAAAGAAGCATAACCTACAGCTGTGTTACTAGTTCCTGTGGTGTTTGCACCCATTGAATTTTGACCAATAGCTGTATTGTTACTTGCTGTGGTATTAGCACCTAAAGCACTTCTACCTACAGCTGTGTTTTGTGAACCTATTGTATTAGAATCTCCTACTAAACCACCGATAAAAGTGTTAGCAACACCTGTGGTTGTTTGTAGACCTGCATTTACCCCTATTGCTACGTTATACATATCTTCATTAGAGCTAGGTTCTTGGTCTCTTAAAGCATTATGACCTATAGCTATAGACCTATCACCAATTGTGTTAGAACTCATAGCAGTACTTCCTATAGCTATATTTAAATCACCAGTACTATTACTATTTAAAGCAGAAGTACCTACTGCTACATTATTTCCTGCTGTAGTATTTGATGTTAAAGCTCCAGTACCTACTGCAACATTTGAAGAACCTGTGGTATTGGCATCTAAAGTAGTTGAGCCAATAGCAACATTGTTAGTGCCTGTAGTATTTGCAAGACCTGCTTGACCGCCAACAAAGGTGTTATTTGTACCTGTAGTATTGTCTCTACCTGCTGCATAACCGACCGCTACATTATAAGAATCTGTAGAAGAAGTAAAATTTTGTGAAGATAAAGTTGATAAACCAATAGCAACATTTCTGTCACCTAATGTATCTGTGCTTAAAGAATTATAACCTACTGCTACGTTGCTATTACCTGTAGTTATATTTTGAGCAGCTAAAGAACCTACAGCAGTATTTAAGCTACCTGTAGTATTTGCTGTTAGTGCATTATTACCTAAAGCTACGTTACTAGTACCAGTTGGATAATTACCATCAAGTTTAATTGTTCCACCATCTACTGAGACGTTACCAGCTACAGTCAAACCATCCATTGTGGCTGTACCTGTTACATCTACGCCTGATGAGGTTGTGGCTAGTTTAGTGCCATTATCATAATAAAAAGTAGCAGCACCATTTTCTGTAAATACTGCATAGTTTTCTCCTGATAATGCTTGTAGTCTTAAAGCACTTGATGACCTAATATATAAATCACCATCACCTCCATCTTTAATAAAACTATCGTTACCTGAATGATAAATTTCTAAATCTGAACTATCACCAAATAAAGCCTTACCATTATCGCCAAATTTAATGTCGTGATTAAATATAGCTGTACCAGCGTCAGACATATCAAGAGTAAGGGCAGTAATTTGACTTCCACCATCATTACCTTTAAATATAATGTCCTCATCTGAAACCATTGAACGAATAGTAAAATTATTACTTTCGTTTCTTAACATACCAATATCAGCACCATCGTCTCTAAAACGAATAATCCCATTAGCTGTATCTAAATGTATTTCATCACCAGCATCTACTGTTATAATTCCCCCATCAGAAATAGTAGAACCATTAATAGTTATGTCATCTACTGTAAGTGTTGTAAGCGTACCAAGACTTGTAATATTAGGTTGAGCTGCTGTTTGTAAAGTACCTGTTACATTACCCTCTAAATTAGAAACTAAAGTGCCTGTAGAAGTTAAAGTTATATTACCTGTAGAAGTACCATCTGCTGTAGTAAGTCCTAACGCAAACTTATCATTAGACTCGTCCCACATAAAAATAGCATTGTTTTGATTACCTCTGTTTATTAACATACCTGAATCATTTACAGGACTACCTGTTAATCCTGCATTAAGCTGAAATAAATTATCTTCTATATCTAAATTTGTAGTATCTAAAGAAGTAAGTGTTCCATTAACAGTTAAATTACCTGCTACAGTTAAATCATTTGCTATTTGTACATCTGAGGGTAATGTTAGTGTTATATCAGCAGATTCACTTCCACTACCTGATACTGAAATTTTATTAGCTGTACCAGTAATGGTTTGTACATAATTACCAGTAGTATCTGTTCCTAAAGCTACGCTATTTGCTGCTATTGTGGTACTTAAACTTATATTACCTGTTCCATCGAAGCTAACACCTGTAGCTGTAACATCTCCTGATAAAGCAATAGTTCTACCTGTAGCAAGTGCTGTAGCAGTATCAGCCACAACACCGCTTAAATTATTAATAAATGTGTTTGTAACCCTAGCATCAATAGCAGAATTTGCTCTTGCATCTGTATAGTAAAGATTTGAGCTTCCTTCACCTATATCATCTGTATCAAATGTATGTGAACCACCTAATGCTATTGCTTGTGAATTGATTGTTACACTTGAATTAGCAAGTTTAGAGTTAGCAATAGAACCAGCTAACATAGCATTTGTAATACCACTTGCTTTTACTCTAAGTGCATCTGAATTTATTTCTATAGAAGAATCATCAACGCCTACAGCAAGTGTTACATCTCCTGAAGTACCACCACCTGTAAGACCATTACCTGCTACTACAGAAGTTATATCCCCTGTTTGTCCATCTATTGTAAGAGTTCCAGCACCATCATTGTATGTTAGTGTAATTCCTGTTCCTGCTGTTAATAATGTGTTTACTTGGTCGTCTACTCTTTCAGCAGTAAAATATTTGTTTGTACCCTCGCTAATATCATCTGTATCTAAAGTTATATTTGCTGTTCCATCAAAACTTACACCTGATATTGTTCTAGCTGTAGCTAAAGCAGTAGCAGTAGAAGCATTACCAACTAATGCACCTGTAACTTGATTAAATACTACATTATCTGAAGTACCAACAGATTGACCAATAGCAAAAGTTACCTCATTACCTGAAGCTGTAGAAGTAACACCAGTACCACCTAATAAACTTAATGTTTCGCTATCTAAATCAATAGCAATAGTTGAGCTACCATCTGTTATATCTAAATCTTGTGCTGTTACCTGGCTATCTACATACGCTTTAATTGATTGTTGCGTTGCTAAAGCTGTTGCTGAGTTTGATGCTAAATTATCTTCATCAAGTATTGAGCTTACTGTTGAGCCTGAACTAAAACTTAATGATGTAATACCATTTATAGTACCTGCATTAATATCTACTGCATTGTCTGTACTTATACTCATTGGCATAGTTATCCATGCTGAATTATCAGAGTTTCTTAATTTTAAAACTCCTGTAGCAGTATCTATCCACCATTCATAAGCAAAGGTTGTTGAAGGTTGTGTTGCACCACTATTGTTTGTTGCAATAGCAGATAAAGCATTATTTAGGTCTGCTCTAAAATCTGCTCCTGATTGATTTATTAAATTATAATCGTGTTGTGCCATATTTAATTCCTTTTATTAATTTTATACCTATGTTTGTTATTTATAAATCATTTGCAGTCGGATTTATTATTATTTCTTGTTCTACTGGTTCTCCATTTACAAATTTATATTTTGATGGTGAATAATTGCCCTCTACTATAGTTTCAGTATTTTTTATTGGAATATCTTCAATATTACAATTTGCACTAATATTATGTTCAATAATTCCTGTTCCTGTTTTATAAACTGTAAATTCTTTCATTATGTTGTGTTATCCATTGTTACATGCAGTTGCATTTGAGTATGATTATAAGTGCCTGAAAAATATACTCTCCAATAAACGGTGGATTGTGTATCATTCAGCGTTTGTATCCTACCTTGATAGGTATATACATAACCTCTGTAAGTTCCAGCGTTCCAATAAATATTTGTTTCTCCGCCTGCAGCATTTATCCAGGTTGAATTATCTAAAGAATATTGAACCCTACCACCATTAACGTTACCTAAAACGGCTGACAAAACTGCTGTATAAGTAGAGTTATTTCTTACCTGTGTTATTGTCACAGGCACAAAAGAAGCATTGCTTCCTGTATATATAGTATTACCACCTGCTCCTCTTTTAGCAAAACCATAAACTATTAAAGGTACAAAAGTTTCTGTAGCTAAATGACTTTTAATATCTGTACTAACATCATCAAAATGTTTTACATTTAAAGTATTAGTGTTAATTCTTGCAGAATCTAAAGTATCTGTTGTAATGCTATTTGCACTTAAATTTGATACCTTTGCATCTGTAACAGCATCATCTGCTATTTGGCTAGTATCAACACCACCTGATTTAATAATTAAATTACCACTACCATCTGTATCAATAGTGACATCATCAATTTGTAAATTATTAGCATTTAATGTGCCTGTTGTTATGTTATCTGCATTTAAGTTAGTAACAGCTACATTACTTGCATTTAAAGTGCCTGTAGTAATATCGTTTGCAGATATTGTTCCAAAAACACCTGAAGCAGATGTAAGCGTTCCTGTTGCTATATCACTCGCTGTAATTGTATTAGATGCAATATTTGCAGAAACTATTGTTGATGCTGCAATTTCTGAAGTTGTAATTGTACCTGCAACTATTTCAGAAGCTGTAACTGAATTAGCTGCAATACTATCTTGGTTTACTGCATTAGTAGCTATTAATGCATTTGTAACAGCATCATCTATTATTTTTGCGGTTGTAACAGCATCATCTGCTATTTTATCGCTAGTTATTGAACCATCTTTAATATCAGCAGCTACAGTTGGTTCATCTGCAACAGTAAATGTAAGAGTAGCAGCAGAAGATTCTGAGCCTAGTGTATTTAATGAAGTAACACTGGCTACATAATTAGTTCCTTTAGATATAAAATTTAAGTCACAATTTTCAACATCTACTATCTTATTTATTACTTGATTGCCTGAAGAATCAACGACATTAACTCTATATTGATAGTTAGGAAAATCTGTTGGTGTGTTCCATGCTAAGAAAGGTCTACCTGTAGAGCTAGAATCAGTATCAGTAAACGCTAATCCTGTTGGTGCTTTAACTGCATAAGCAGATGGTAAATTTGCAAGCTCTTCTACTGGTTCTTGTGGCGGTACTTCCCATGTATATACATCAAAATATTCTATAAGACTTACAGACACCAAACCGTCTGATTGCAATTCTAATGCTTCAACTCTACAAACTTTATTGTTAAATCCTAGACCTGCATAAGTAAATGAAACTATATCATTTACATTTAATTTATACATTTCAGGTGTTCCTAAAAATTGTATAGTTGTTTGATTTCTGCTTCTAACTAATATTGCCTTACCCATGTTATAAGCAATATAAGGGTCGCTAATATATGGAAACTCTGCTTTTATTTCTAATTCTTCACCGCCATCATCTGAAGTAAAATCATTTGCATCGGTTGTGGCAGAATGTAAAACCGTTGCTGTATCTAATTCATATTTTTTATTACCGTTAAAAAATTCAATTATAACTTTGTTAGCTCTTTTATCTTTATTACCATAATCAACACTTATACCAGCATCCGAAATAATATGATTGTCTGTAATACTAAAAGTAGATGTGCCTGTATCTTCTATTGCTAATTCATATTTACCATCTACATAAAGGAATACACCTCGCATATTTGCAAGTAATTCTTTAGCATTATCCATAACATTTTTATTTGCATCTAAATAACCATTACAATGAAATCTTTTTGTTTTTACTAAATATGTTCCTGTATTAGATGAATAATCAGCACCTAATGTAGCATCTACATAAACTTTATATTCTTCATTGGCATCATAAAATTCGTCACGACTTATTTCTTTTATACTTTTACTATCTAATATAGTAGTACCTGAAGAATTTATAAGTGTAATTTTTTCCCCTATTTTATTTTGAAACCAATCTCTATTGGCATTTGCTCCTAATATGCTAATAAAATCATCTCCATTATTGCCACTCCATGTAACGCCTTGTGCTGAACCATTGAAGTATGGTTGGTCAACTAAAGTATCAGCAGTATTAGCAGCAGTAGAAAATGTAGATGTGTTAATTTTTGCAATTGGTAAACCCTTACCATATTCATCATTTGTAATGTAATCTAAAAAACATAGTGAAGGATTATCTGACCACTTATAGGTTGATACAGTACCAAATGTTTGAGAAGCATCTCTAGGGTCAAAAACCTTTTTTCCCTTTACCTGTACTGTTAATTGCGGTACGCCTGACCATATACCCTCTTTATCATATCCAAAATGTGCTGCTATATAACAAACACCATTTAACTTATGTGCTGAAGTCCAATTTGACATTGACGCTACTAGCATTGGGTCTGCTGTTTGTGTAGCAGCTCCATGATGTAGATTCATAACATATCTATATTTAGATGTTGGTGAAGTACCAAATTGACCTGCTCCTGCATTAATTCCAGTCCCATTTTGTGAAACGGTATTTAGCGAGCCTGAACCTGAAGAAATTTTATCTGAACCTATATAACCACCGTCTCTAAATCTTGAAGAGTCGGAAAGTGGATTACCATCTAATTCAATTGTTCTACCAATAATTTCCTCACATTCTCCTACTGCTAAAGCATAAACCACATATAAGTCTCTTGAATCATTTGCATTTGTGTCCATGTAGATTATTTGTGCGCCTACTCTACGAGTACCATATATAATTGGTAATTTACCACCAGCAGAAGTTTTATTTGCAAGTATGTCTTGACCTTTTGCAAGCATTTGTTTTGCTTGCATAAAACCTTTAACACCAACCGCTAAAGTGACAGCCTGAATTACATAACCTATTTTTTGTAATGTTGATGCTGCTTTCCAAGCCGTACCAATAGATTTAAAAAATCCAAAAATAGCACTAAAAACACCCATTACATTCCCCACCTAACATCTTCTTTAACTTGCGTTGCAAACTCCATACCTTTATCACCACTACTAAATGTTTGTTGTGATTCATCTGTAAAATGTCTACCTTTAGTTAAATTCCAGTTTGACCAATGACTAGCAACTGTCATGTTTATTACAGAATCATCTATGCTCTCTTGTATAGAGACATTTCTTATTTGACCTGTAAAATAATTAATAGCACCTACAATAGCTTCATTAGAATCAAAATAAGCTAAATATATTTCTACTGTTTTATCTGTAAATGCACCGCTTTGCACCAATGACCTAACTTGGTCTGTAATGTTTGAAAAACCTATATTAATTTCATCAACTTGTAATTGTCCTGTTTCAGCAGTTGCATCAACTGTTAAGAAAGAACCGCCAGCTTCATAAGTATTAGAATCATAAACAACATTCGTATAATAATCAGTAAGCCTAATTGTGGATGATAAATTAAGCTCAACTAAAAAAGCTGTTTTAGTTGCTGTTGCAGAGACTTGTGTTTGTAGTGCGGTTGATAAACTTCTAGGCATTAGCTAATAACCTCTCTAACATCAAATGAAATAGTATATAAACCACTAGCATTTGTTGAATACATAATCTCATTGTTTTCAAGATATACAGTAAAACTAGGTTTATTAACAGTTACAGCTTCATTATCTGCTAGAGCAGTTATTAAATTTGGAGATATTAAAGCAGTTAGCTCACCACTTGCATTTGAATCAACATCTGCTTGCACCATATAAACTTTAGAATGATTTGCAAACTTAATTAAATCACCAGCTTTTAATGCACCTGTTGTATTTGCTGTAAAACCATCTAAAGCTATAGAAGCATCTGCTGCAACATGCGAACCTGCAACTAAAATATCTGTTTCGCCTTTTGATGCACCTAAGTTATCTAGTGGTGCAACTATAGTAAAATCTTCAAAAGAACCTTTTTGTTTTTGTAAAAATGCAAATATTTCTTGTGCTTTTTCTTGTTGCATTGGTGGCATTTGTACTGTAAATGAAAAATATTGTGAGCCTATTTGTCTTACTTGTTTTCTACCTGATAAAGTCTGATTTAGTAAAGTAGGTCTATTATCTTGAAATTGTAATGCTCTATAATTTGGATTTGTTGGAAATTGACCTGACATTATACAACTCCCATTTTTCCTTGATTGTTCATAGCGTTATTAATTATGCTTGTTATAAGACCTTTTCTTGATGCTAATAACTGGTCAAAACCTGCTGCATCTACTGTTGATATATTAAAATTAACTGTTGCTCCCATGCCCTGACCTTTTGTATGGTCTATTACAGTTTCATTAGGGTGTAATATTGCTGGAAAACCACCTTTACCATCTATACCACCTGACCTTGAACCACTACCTGTAAAGCCACCACCATTAAAATTAAAAAGAGTGTCGTTATCTGTAAGACGGTTGTATTCCATTGCTGCTCCAATTTTTCCACCTGATAACATGCTTCTAAATGGGTCAATTAATCTTGATATAATTAATTGTTGTATTGCTACTCTAATTAATTGTTCAACAACAAAAGTTGCAAAATCTTTAAATGCTAACTTACCCGTTTTTAAGCCTTGTACTATAGAATCTTCAAATTTTTTCATTGAATTTACAGCTAGTGAATCTAATGTTTTGCCAATATCTGCTAAAGAATTTTTATATGCAGTTAATGGATTCATTGCATCAAACATTGTATCTGCTTGTTCTTTTTGTGTTTCGTTTAAGTTACTATATGAATCAGTAATATCATCAAGAGTTATTTTCAATCCAAGCAACTCTTGTGCAACAAGAAACATTTTATCCCTAAACTTAGTATTTGCTTGAACAGTTTTTTTCATTTCTAACTGCATTTCAGCTTGTTTTTTAATTATGCCAATCTCTATAGCAGTACCAAACGCTTTAGTAGTAGGTATTAACCTCATTATATCATTTGCAAAATTGGCAAAAGAGAGTGACATACTAGGTAAAATTATGTCTATGTTAGCTGCTACATGAGCTAAAACTAATTGAAATTCACCTAATGCTGATATTGCTGCTGCTACTCCCTCAATTATAGAGTTAGCTATATTCATACCTAATTTATCAAAACCACCTGCATCTTCTTTAATTCTTTTAAATACATTTGCAATTTTTTCTTGCATTTTTTCAAATACTGGTAAAAAAGCAGTAGTAATATTATCTTTGATTGCTCTAATTTGCATCCCAAGAACACCTACAGAATCATTAAATTGTTCAGTTCTTCTTATAACCTTTTCTGATAAAACAATGCCTAAATCTTCTGCTCTTTGTATAAATCCATCTAAACCTTTTGAATTCAAATCTTCTATTGCATTGTTAAGCAAGATACCTTGTCTTCCAAATAGATTTGCTAAAGCTGTTGTTTTTTCAGTTTGAGAACCAAGACTAGCAATACCTTTAGCTGTATCTTCTAATATTTCATCCGTACTTCTATAATTACCAGCAGCATCAACTAATTCAACATTAATTGCTTTAAATATGTCCTGTTGTGTTTTTAAACCTCTTTGTGCATCACCAACACTTCTAGCAAATTTTTCAAGAGCTTTATTAGCACCTTCTATGTTTGTTCCTGATTCTCTAGCAGCCAAATGAAATGCTTGTATTGTATCTGTTGCAATACCAGTTCTAGTTGCAGTTTTACCAATAGCATCAATAAAATCAAATGAATTTTTGACAAGCAAAGACATAGCACCAGCAGCAGCACCTACAGCTAAACCTAAACCTGCTATACCTTTTACAGCAGTTTTACTAGCATTTGATATACCACCTAAACCACCTTTAACTTTGTCAAAAGCAGCTTTAGTTTTATTTACAGCAGTTAACTCAAACTTTATCTTTTTATTTGCCATTATTTCTTTGCCTTTCTTCCACTAATTCAAAGTATGCTATCCATCCTTGATATTCATGGATGCTAATTTTCTGCAATTCTTCTAAAGTTTTGCCTAGTTTTTCTGCTAGTGCATATTGCGAATATAAATTAACATCCTCTATTAGTTTTTTTTAACATCCTCAATAGGTTCTTGTCCCATAATTTGAGTTGCTACTCTTACTAATACTTCTTGGTCTACATTATTTAATAAAGAACCTTTATCATCTAATGTAAATAATTTATCTCCATTTGAATCAAGTGCCTTAAATATAAGAACGTAAGCCATCATAGTTAGGTCGTCATTTTTACTCATTTTATAGAGCTTAGATGTTTCAGCTAACGTTAATGGCTTACTATATATTTGTAAGGGCATATCTTCCTCACCCCATTCAGGTACTTGTATTACTTTTACATCTTGCTCTGCAAAATGCGTTTTAGCTCTCTCTATAGCTTTCATAATTAATATGTAGTTGTAGTTAAACCACCAGTACCTTGAACAGTAATACTAGCTTCTACTAATCCATCAAAAGATGAAGTTATAGATTTACCAGTTACTATTGCTGTACCAGTTAGTTTTACGTCACCACTTGCTGTACCTTCAGGTGCAAAATTTAAAGTTACAGATGCTCCTACCGCTAGTGCTGTTTGACCATTTGTATCAGTTTCATCATAAAGAACATCAACTGAACCGCTAAAGTCTTTAATAGATGCTAAGTATGATTTAGCACTATCACCCATTGAAGTATCTTCAACAGTATCAATAGTTTCATCTATACTAAAACTTCTAATTTCACCAATAGCGTTAGAGCCAACTTGAACTGTACCTTCTTTTCCAAGATGTGTTGCCATAATTATTCCTCGTTTTTAGTTTTAGAAGAAGGTTTAACTTTATCTTTTGATGGGATTGCTTCTTCCTTCCAACCCTTTTTCTTTAAATATTCAACCGAATCAGGTTGAACATCTATTGAACTTTTGCCATTTGGACTAATCATTTTCATAATCATTTCCTCGTTATACTGCTACATCAGGATTTTGTTCCTGGACATAGTATTTGGTTAAAAATATAAGGGTAGCTACCGCTAATGGTTTCTCTCCCTCTGCATTAAATTCAATTTCTGTACTTTCTAAATAACAATCTTTTGCTAAACCGTTTAGCGTTGTATCAGCAGCTATAGCACTCTCAATTTCTTTAGATGAAGTGTCTATAGTGTCGTCAAAGTTGGTTGTATCTTTAACGTATATTTCTACTGCTACAGATAAATTTCTTTCGCTTAATCTATTTGTACTAATTACCATTGGCTCTGAATCCTCAGATTTTGTATAGATTAATAGTGCTGGTGTACCACCAGTTTCTAATGGGTAAACTCTACTTTGATAAACTCTATTACCTGTTGTAGTCAATCCTGTTAGAGTTGTACCTATTTCTTCTCTAATTTGTTGTCTTACATGATTTGCCATTAGATTTCCTCTAACTCTAATGCAGTAAAACCTGTTCTATCACTCTGAATAGAAACAACTGTATATGTTTGTGCTGCTTTTAAAGTATTACCATTTACATCTTTTATAGCCGATGCTGCTAATGTGTTTCCATGTGCAATACTAGGAACATCAATACTTCTGCAATATGCTATTGGTTGTGTTGCTTCAACTCCAACCTCTAAACCTTCTTGTTCTATAAATTCATTATTTAAAATAATGTTTATAGTTTTTGCTGTACCACTATTAGTCCATACAGCTTCAATACCATGTCCGTAATTAATATCTAAGTAAGCTGACATATCCTCTTCAGTCTCCATTACATACGTTGACATTATTGAGCTTCCAGTAAAACTGTAACCATGCCAACATTATCAGGTTGCACTTCTCTAACTATAAAAGTTGTTTCAGGTGTTAATACTGAACCTTTATTGGTTGTTATTGCATTTACAACAATCCTATCTTGTTGTGAAACATAAGGTACGTCACTAGCTTTTATCATTGCTCTAGGTTGATACCCTTCAACTGCTACAGAATTGCCCTCTATATTAAAAAATTCTTGGTCTATTAATAAATTTATATTAGTAGTATTTCCTGAATCAATATCAAACCAAGTATCTATAAGACCAACTCTTGAATCCCATAAAGAATTTTGTACTTCAAAAAATGTAGCAGATACACCACCAATTTGGTTGTCTACATAAGAATTAAAATCTGCTGCACTTTCTAAAGCCATTACTATCTCTTTTTAGTTGGTTTAGTATCTGATTTTTTTAAGCCCACGCTTCTATCAGATTTTTTTGGTTTACTTTTAGCAACATAGACTTCAGCTTTCATATAAGCAATTAATGTATTACCTTCAATTTCAGGTAATTCAACTACATCGCCTGCATGTACTTTTTGTCCGTTAGCCATCGTGTCTTGTAAAATTTTATATTTCATCATTTTTAAGTTGGGGGTATTGCTACCCCCATTCCATTTCATCATTAGTTAATTAATCACTTGATTTACAGAAAGAAACTGCATGTCTAACAGCAGTATCAATTGTCTGTAATGCAACAATTCTTAAACTTCCTGATTTGCTATGTGTATAAGGGTCTACAGTTATATCTAAACCACCGTACATACCAATTAATAAATCAGCAAAGTTACCAAAATAGAAATCACCACTTGTTACTTGATTACTTCTGACAACATTGTAGCCATTCATATTTCCGTCAGGTGAAACAACAAACTGAGCAGTACCAGTAGCCTTTTCAGTTGTTTTTAATGTTCCATAATCTGCTGGTCTACAAATATAGCTTAATGAACCCATTAGAGCATTATCATTAGCAACAGCACTTTCCATAGCTACTATTTCAGCCCATGTTGGGTTAGCAGCAGCGAAAGTTGTTGTGTTAATACCTGAAGTATTCGCAATACCAGTAGGTTGCCCTGAAGAGCCACTACCAGCCAATGCACCTAAATCAATTGCAGTAGCGATTGATTGAGTTAGGTCGTCTCTGATTAAGTTTTCAACATCTAGTGAAGATTGTTGTAACAATAGTCTTGTGACGTCTGTATGTGCGCCAATAACTTTTGGTGACATTGTTACTGAACCAGTTGTAAATTCTGATTCGCTTGAATCTCCGCCTTCTGTAGCAATCCAACCAGCAGAAGCACCAGCAGTTTTCTTAGGTATTACAACATTACCTTGTAATCCTCTAAGCATAGTAGCACCAGCTTGCATTACTGAAGATGCATTTCTTAGTACGTCTATGAAATCACCGCCCCTGTAATCTTGTGCTACAAGAGTTGAGTCATTAGAAGTATTTAAGTCTCTTTTCCAGTTTCTTAATACGTCTGCTGGTAACATAACACCTTGTGCTGTTTTACCATGTTCTCTAGCAGCAGCTTCAGAACATTCAAATTCAAATGCTGCTTCTTCTTGTGCTCTTCTATCAGCAGGGTTAGCTAAAGCTCTAATTGCTTTTACTAAGCTAAATTTTCTGACTTCTTCTTTAGTCATACCGATTTCTGAAGGTGTTTCTAGTGGAGTATCGTTAGAAATATTTTCTAGTAATACACCTCTAAATTCTTCTACAGAGATACCATCGGCAATCGCTTTATCAGCTAAATCTCTTTTATTGTGTCTAGCAGCTAAATCAATAATTTCTTTTGAATTTCTTTTAAATTCAGCTTTTGCTTCATCAATAGTTTGAGTTCTAACTTCGTCAAGATTAATATCTTGTTTCTTTTCGTTTTCCATTAGTTTTACCTCAATGTTTGTATTTTGTTTATCTTTAGAACGTCCAACTCCGACTAACCTGGATTGGTCTGCTGGAATACTTACGGAAGATACCTCCATAGGTGTCCAACTTGCCTTGTAGTAAGTTTCATCGTCTTTACCCATTCTGCTTAATTTGTCGATTCTATATCCGACTGAAATATTCATCCGTATTCCGTCTCTTATATCATCATATACTTCACGGGCTAGAGCAGACTTACCAAGCCTTACTACTGCGGTTGTCCTCTTCGCAGTCTCGTCAAGTTTAAATTCTTCTATTACACCAATTTGTTTTTCCATGTCATGGTCTAACAATAAAGGCGCACGTCCTGAATTTATAAACTCCATGTTTATATCTTCAGGTGAATGTCCTAGCACTTCCATGCCAAATGACCTTTCAACTGGCTCTTCACTTGATACGCCAACTTTTACTGTTCTAGTTTCCTCGTCAATATATGAGTTTTTAGATAAATCAATAGTTCTATACTTCATAGGCATATCTACTACTTTTCTATCTTCTTCTTCATCATAGTGATAAGGTCTTTCAGTTTCAGTCATATCCATATCAACTGCTTCGCCTTCTTCTTTATCCTCATGTTTCGCAAATTCAACAACAACTTTGTCGTCTTGTTCGCTTACGTTGAGGATATGTCTATTTTCTTTTTCCATAGTTTTGTCCTCTTCATTATTTAATAAAGGATGTTTTTTTGATTCAATTACAGAATCAAAACCTGTTAAATCGTTATTCATTTTCATTTTCTCCACCAGTTATAGTTGCTTCTACTGGTTGTTTTTGTCCAAAAGGCTGATATGCCAATTCAATATCGTATTGTTTAGCTAATTCAATCTCTTTTTGGTGTTGTTCAAATAATTCTTCTGTATCTCTACCATAAGCAGCAGAAATATCTGAATAAGTTATTGTTCCGTTTTGTAATCCAACGACATTAGCCTGCATTTCTTTTAAAGGGTCAATCCATGCAAAACTTCTTGGTATATAGTTAATAGCATTAGCAAATTTTTCATATTTACCCATCGGCAAATTGATATAGCCTGTAGATATAGACATTTCTAACCAAGATTTAAAAACTGGTCTTACAAAATGGTCTATTACAAACTGTTGATACAATTGATACATGCTTCTATCTTCTAAAGCACCTTGTCTTATTGATGAATAATTGACTGAAGTTAAATCGTTACTTAAAGCGTGGTATGAAATGTTTAATCCACTAGCAATACTTCTTAATACGTTTGTTGTAAATGATTCAAATGCAGAAGTGGGATGTGTAGGGTCAAATGCTTTAAAATCCATTCCTGCTGGTAATTGTTCAAATACGCCTGCTTGCGCATTAGTTGTAGGTGAAAAAGTATCTTCATACTCACCATCGCCAACATAAGAATTGCCATCGCCTGAAGTAAAGAAACCCATTTTAGATGCTCCTACTCTTGCAGCTACTATTTCAGCTTCAAGATAACCATTTAACATCTTCACATTAGCCATTGCAGTAGCTACTAGAGATACACCCCTAGTTTGCTCGGCTCTTTGTGGTAAATAAGCGTGTATTATTTCTTCTGCTGGGACTCTTATATGTTGATTTTGACTAACATAGCTTCTGTCGTATGGATGGTCTTTATATAAATGGTAAGCTACTGGCTTATCGTTCTTATCTACCTCAACACCCATTTTAATTTTATTGCCAGTAGGTTTGTATAAGTCATTCTTATTTTCATCTAAATGGTCTGCTTCTAAAAACTGTAATTGGAATCCAAATGGTGAATTGTTTACTTTTACTTTTCTTATTAGTACTTCACCGTCTCTGCATAGTGATTCTATAAATATTTTTTGACAATCCAGGAAAGTTAATCTTCCATTTGTAGTACATACTCCTAATTGTTGCCATTCCTTCCATGCAGTTTCAATAAGCTGGTTTCCAGCAAGGTCTAGTGTGCCATTTGCGTTACGACTCTTGCTGGATACTCTTATGCCATGCTTTCCGATAACATTTGATACCATTAGGTTTAGGTATCTCGCTATGTAGCTATCGTTTCTTGCAAGCTCTCTAGCTCTATCTCGCAATATTCTTATGTTATCTCGTATTTCTGCATCGGCACTTGTTGAGCTTGTTAAAAAGTCTGCAAACAACCTACCTGTATTAGCACCTGTATAGCTTCTTCTATAAGGAAATTTCTTTTGTTTAGGTTTTTCTCTTCCTAAAATTCTGTCATACCAAGCCATTAAAACCTCACTTTAATAGTATTTCCTGAAGCCTGTTTGTTATTAATTCTTGCTTTTTTTACTTCTTGTAAATATTCAGCCTTATATCTGTCTCTAAACGTCATTAATTCATCTATAGACATTCTTGATAATGACCTACCAGCTATAGACATTGATGATTGGTCTATATTTGCACGGTTTTGAATAACCGCTTCTATAGCGTCAAGCACAATTTTTGCATGTGACCTAACAGCATTATCAAATACGGTACTAAAACCATCTGATATTATTTTTTCAGCACTATCTGACGTTCTAACAATAATTTCATCCCATCTATAGTCGCCAGCAGTATGTGAACTGGTACTAGATGTTGAAATTATGTATTCATCATTGCTCTCTGAAGCAGTTAGGGTGAAATTAGAAGCTGTAGAACCATCTATTAAATAAAACTTATACTTTAAAGAATATGCTGCTAATGGATAGTCTATTGCTAAATTTGTTTTTTTCCATGCCCAAAAGTCTCCTTTCTGTAATATTTCAGGAACTTCTGTAGGATAATTAGTTGAATCAAATGCGTTGCTCAAACAAAAACCTCGTATGTAAATTAGATTAATCTACCTTTAAAGCTATGCGCCATTTTATAAATGTCAAGTTTATAGTATGAAGTTTATAAATCTTTCCAAGAATAGGCAAAATTAGTGCTTTTATGATTGTTTTTTAGTTTTTTAGGTTTGTTTTGTTCAATTGGTGCTTCATTATTAAGTATTCTGCTCTCAATCAAGTCCCAATTAGGGTTTAGTATGTAAATAGCAGCAAAACAGTACACTAAACAGTCTAATGCTTCATTTCTTGGTCGTATTTGCTTCCAAACTAACGATTTTCTACCTCTTATGAATTTAGCAACTCTTTTTTCTGCTGTAAGCTGTTTAAAGTACTCTTCATCGACATCTGAAGGGAAATGTAGGGTAGATTGGTTAGAATCTGTAGATAAACGTGCAAAAATAGCTTCTTTTGCTGAATCTGTACCTACACCATATAAAACTGCTCTATTTTTACCAACATAAGTAGGTTTATTGGCTATAGGTTTACCTGCAACACTTAAACCCTTTACCGCAAAGACTCTTCTAGCTTGTCTAGGCTTAGTAAATTGATAAACTTGGTTTGTCGAGTGTCCACCGCTGTCGATACAAGTACATGATATTGGTATCATTCTTCCTGATTCCGTTGTAAATCTCTTTTTTAAAAATGCGTCTAAGTCTGACCAACAACCAGCAGCGTTAGGGTCTCCCCAAAATATACGATGGTCTAAAACCCATGCTTCATAATTTCTACCAAAACCAGTAAGTGTTATTTCTAATCTATCTTTTTGTGTATCTACACCAGCAACAATAACCAAAACATCCTCAGGTATTGTGGTGTGGTCGTAATTTAATCTTTTTTCTAATAAAGTGTCATACTCTACTGAATCGCCCTGTTCTTCCCATGATTCTCCTAAAGCAGTATTTATAAATGTTTTTAACGTTTCAGGATTTTTTTTAGCTTCTAAAAAGTTAGTAGCCATTTCACCCCAAGTTGACCAAACGCTATATAGTTCTGATATATGGAATCCAGCTACGTTAGATGTTTTGTTTGTTGCTCTCCACTCACCATTTTTAACCATCCATTGTTTTTTTGATTCTTCAATAACCACTCCACATTCTTCACATGCATAACTTGCAGTTTCAGGTTTATCTTCTTCCCAAATTACATTTTTCCATTTTAAAACTTGTTTATGGTCACATTCAGGACATGGTACATAATAATAACGCTTGTCTGATTCCTCAAAAGCAGCTTCAATTACAGATAAACCTTTTATAGTTGGTGTAGAACACATAAATATTTTTCTATTCCAAAAAGTTTTAGTTCTTGCTATTGCAAGTGCTACTGGTGAACCTTCAGAACCAGCACTTAACTCATATCTATCAACTTCATCCATTAATAATATTCTTATAGGTCTTGATGCTAAACCAGCAGCAGAATTAGAACCAACTATTGTTAAATGACCACCTGCAAACTTTTTGTGCATGGTTGTATTATGCGAATCTCTACTTCTTGCGTCTTTTACACATCCTCTTAGCTTCTCACTATCTCTAATCATTGCTGAAAGTCTATCTTTACTAAAGGCTTGACCCATTGCCAGCGTTGGTTGCGTAATTAAGATTGGAGAAGCATCCTGGTCTATGTAATAACCTATAGCATTAAGTATAATTTCTGTTTTACCGACTTGTGAAGAAGTCATAACAACAATCCTTTCAATGCTAGGATTGTTAAATGCATCCATTATCTCTCTTTGATACTCTGCTCTATCAGTTCTCCATTGACCAGCTTCAGCACTAGATTCAGGCGATAGTTTTCTGTATCTATCTGACCAATCAGATATTTTCAGATTTGGTGGACTCTTCCATATCTGATTCGTATTCCGAACCACCTCTTCTATATTTTTTAGGTATTCCATTTTCGCTTAGTTCATCAAGTGCTTCATGCACTTGTTCTTTAATTAATAATTCTGCTTCAGCATATTTATCAACAGTTATTACTTGATGTGCAACTCTTGATGGTATGCCTAACAACTTGGCTCTTGCATTAGATACATAGTCAGTCCAGGTATCTTGTACTAAATTAGCTGGTATCAAGTTTCCTTCTAGTTCTTCAACCTCTAATTCTGCTTTTCTAGCTTGTGCTGCTGTTAATTTAGTCTTTTCTTCTGCTATATCACCTGTTCCGCTACGTTTATTGTAGCCACCTAGTTTTCTAAGGTAGGAAATGTATGCAAATCTGCAAACATCAACATTTAAAGGACTTCTTCCTTTCTTTGAAGGTAAAATACCGTCTCTTATTAGTTCAGATATGCGTTTTACGCTTAAATCAAGGTGTTCAGCTACTTCTCGTTGTGTTGCCATATTTTATGGATATTTACCTAAGTTATATTTGCCTGTCGCTAAAAAAATACTGCGGTGCGAATTTACC